TTACATAAATCCTTCATCACGAAGAAATTTGATCATTTCACTAATTGCTTCATCCAGATATTGTGAATGGGTTTTATGTAAAATTCTTTCATAAATTGGGCTTGAAATTTCTTCGGCAGTGTATGTGTCGCACACATATCTTACAATATATTGAATATTTAGCGCCGAGCGCTTTTTAATCTGTAGCCAATAATTATTGAAAGGTTCATCTTTCTTTGTATCAATAACAGCGGGCAATAAGTCTATTAATTCAGTTACTGTTAAGCAAGTGGCGTCTTGATGCTCGCAATAGTTATCAATCATTTTAGCTACTTTCTCGAATATATCTGAAGGATACATTAATTCGGAAAGAATTTGATTAAGCTCTTCTTTCGTGAAGTCAGTGTGCATCATATATTCACCTCTTGCGAATCCTGGAATAGTGACGGGTCCTCCGCAGCAAGTTTTGTAATGCAGTGGTAACAAGCAAGCAAAATATCATTATCTAAGCATGACGAGAACATAAGCACTCCTTTTTTCTTTTCCGATAACCACATTTTGTTTTTGCATTTAGGGCAATCAAACAGTTCGCTATGTGATTGGTCTTCTGGTGCTTCCTTATATTCTGAGAGAGGAGGGCACATAACTACTACCAAGTCATTTTTATCTTTCATTTATTCAATATCCGTCACTTTTACCATCATTATTTGTAATTAGGACCCCACTATGGAAACCATTGCTAGAAAACTCTGGCGCCCCGGCGCCTCCAGGCTGGCTTGCTGCTCCAATTCCCTTAAAGAACCATTCTGTTGCAAGTTCTATAATCTTATATTTAAGTTCTTCATTCTCATAAGTTCGCATGAGATGAGAAGCCTGACTCTCTATTCGATCTTTTATTTGAATCTCTAATCGCTTAGTTACACTATCTTTGCCAGTCATATCTAATCCTCTTGTTGAAATCATGAAATCAATATATCATGATTTCTTTGTTTCAAGAAATCAAGATATAAAGGAATCATGAAATGATTATATCTATATTAAATCAGAAGGGCGGAACTGGCAAAACGACTCTCGCTGTTAATATCGCTCGTGAGTATACCATTCGCACTATGAGTACATTGCTCGTAGATTCAGATAGTCAGGGGTCTGCTCAAAGATGGCATGAGCGCTCAGGCGGAGATTTAATTGATATGACATGCCTACCCATGACTACTCTTGATAAAGACGTTTTAAAGTTTGCAGATCAATATGCAAGAATTATTATTGACGGGGTGCCACGCATTTCCCCATTAACTATCTGCGCAATTAAAGCCGCTGATTTAATATTAATTCCCGTTCAGCCTTCCCCTTACGATATTTGGGCTACAGAGGATCTAGTACGCAATGTTAAAGATAGGATTGAAATGACGGAAGGGCGCACGAAAGCTGCTTTTATAGTAAGTCGAAAAATCAAAGGAACCAATATTGGCAAAGAAATTTATGATCACCTAGAGAAATTGGATTTACCAATTTTAAAGAACGGAACTCATCAGCGCGTAGAGTATGCAAAAACTGTTGAAAGTGGGTGCACTGTTCTTGAGAGCAAGACTGAAGCTTCCAAGGAAATAGTATTACTAGTTAATGAAATAGAGGATTTTGCACATGGCATTCATTGAATCTGGAAAAAAATTTGATAAAGATGAGCATCACGACAAGATGAAAAAACGCATGGATAACCTAGATACAACCCAATATCCCTTACGCATACCTACGGCACTTCATAAAAAGGTAAAGATAAAGATTGCCAAAGAAGGCGTTAATCTTAGAGCGGTATTGATTGGGATGCTTGAGGAATATGTAAAAAAATAAAGACATCAAGACATCAAGACATCAAGACATCATTATTATTTTATTGACCAATGCCACAAACAATCGTCACACTTGTTTTCTTTTCCGTGACAGTTTGGGCACTCTTTACTGCTAAACAAGAATTTCAGTATTCTTTTAATTGTCTTCAAGATTAATTCTCCTGGGTGAATTCCATAATGGACGCAACTTTAATCCATAGTGGACGCTGCTATCTTTAGGTTCATTTATTTGTTTCCCACGCTCTCATGACCTCCTTGATATAACTTAACCATTTCTCCGCACTCGTCACATCTTAATGAGAAGGAGTGGGAATGCTTTTTGACAGAGATTTCTGTTTTACCAAAGATTACATCTTTTATTTTTTGAATGGCAGAGTTTGATGGTTCTGTTTTATCTATTCCACTTTTATTGGTCATCTTTACACCCATCAAGTCCCCATTGGACATCAAGTACACATTGGACCGCCTTTTTATGTCCTTCGACTGCCTCGTCCCATGATGAATAACGTTCACAATAAATATCATCACCACTAGAGTTAAATATCATGGTCTCAAATAATAGGGGCTCGCCACCGAAGTGGTTATGATCCAACCCAAGCCAAACGGTCGACACTCTGTTGCCATTAACTAACTCTTCGTTTACGTGTTTGGTTTTGTTTTTAAACATCTCTTTGACTTGATTCTCCCATTCTTCTGGGCTGCATGGGGTTATTGAATGATCGTCATTTAGCAAATAAAACATACTCATTCTATTATCACCCAATCTTCTGCCGTGAATGACTCGAAATTTACAGGAAAGGGGAACACCTCCATAGATTGAATGGCTAGCTCGTGAAGGCTCGGCTCAATAAAGATAAAGGTATCCTTCCAGTCTTTCATTCTAGCTTTAGAGCCTTTCTGAAGGTGCGGGATGATGTCGCAAAAGCTTAATTCCTCATTCACTCCATCTACGAGCCATCCATCAGACACCATAATATGTTCGTTATAAACATAATGAGCAAGCTTAGGTTGAAAAGATTTAACGTCATTGCCTTGCATCAGGAAATACACACCGTCTCGCCATGGGGTGCGCGTGACCTTTGCGCCTGCTTTCAGTTTATCCATTGCTTCATTGAATTTCATACTAATTCCTTAAATCAGTTACTATCCTTGTTTTAATCTCATCTTAACTGCCACTGCTTCTTTTATTTCTTCGGATAAAGTTTCAGAAATCTCGGAATCTAGTCTGTTGCTTAAAATGTCAAATATTGTATCTTTTATGGAAAATCCATTAACAACAATATCAAGGGGGATACTATCTGCTGCTACTGTAATAGACTGAAAGCTTAGATTACTAGTCATTTTTTTCCTCATTTTTAATGGGTGGGATAACAGGACTTTCACCTGCACCTACCTCGTTATCCGCTGGAGCCGACCCATTCAACTGCATTCACCTAAGAAGCAGCACGGACTCGCCCCATAGGGCAAAATGAGGCGCTCTTCGCTTATAGCTTTTCGAGCTCCATCCCATAACTCTTATATTATCATTGCTGTTACTCCAAAACCTAGTAACATGCCTTCCCACCACTCTATATGGATATGTTGCGCCAATACTGTGACGCAACATCCAACTCCAATTGCTTTTAAATAGCCCAATTTAACTCCTAGAATGCTATATCATCATCCCCAAAAGGGGCCTTAGAATTATTCTTTAGTGGCTGCTGGTCTTCCTTCTTAATATAATCATCAACCTTATTCTTATCAGAATATTTTGACCCAGGAGCTTTGCCTTTTAATTTATCTAAGGGTATTTCATTCCCTTCTTCAATGGCAACTTTTACACGAACGCGTTTACCTATAATAGATTCGGAACAAAGCTTTTTATCTTCATATTCCTTTAAAAGACCAGCGGAATCCGCACAGTGTATTACTTTCCACATCATAGAGTGGGTGAATACAAGAAAGTCTCTTATGTCATGGGATTTGCCATTCTCATCAAATACAGATACGGTCATGTCCATCATGGGATTGCCACTATTAGCAGAGATAGTATCTTTAGATGCGCTAATAATGGCGTCATATTCGCCTTCTTTTATTAACTGAAATCTTTCTTGCATAGCTTCCTGCTCGCTCATTACATCATAGTTAAACATTAATCATCTCCTTTGATTTTTGATTTTAAGTAATCTATACATTTTTGAATAGCATCCTTTGGCATTTCTTCCCACTTTTCGGAGCCAGATTTATCTAGCCATTTTTGTGATACTTCTTCTGGAACCTTGATTAAATCAATCAAGCGAACCAGTTCTTTTACTTGTTCTACATCTGCAAGTTCTTGTGCAACGGCATCACGCTCCAGAACTTCTTTCCCATAACGCTGGGCAATCTCTGCGTAGGAAAATGGGAATTGTTCAGTGTCCGGGAATTTCTCTATACGTGACTTCTTCACGAGCCCTACACGGTCTTTGCCGCGCTTTTGAATCTCAAATACCAGGTCAAACAAGTAGTCCAGCTTTTTGTAGCAATCAAAGGTCTGTCCAAGTACTGACATGTTTTGTCCATACTCATTCTTAGCGTGGCTCGTAATAATTACATTCATATCCAAGCGTAGCAATAAGTTTATTAGGTGCTTAATTTGCTTGTTGGCGTCCGAGTAATGCCTTCCGAATTCGGTTCCATTCTTAAGGGCCGACTTGTCCAGCAAGTCATTGTATAGTGTGGTTAGAGGGTCAATGACTAATGTTTTGTAGCCATGCTTTTCCGTTAATAGAGACTTAACTTCATTCATGAGCTCATCAAAGTCTGTCGTTTGAAATATAACCCCGCCAGCCTTTTGAAGTATTTTAGTGTATTGATCGTTTTCAGCACCTTTTTCAGTATCTATTAGATAGGGCTTGGGGAACTGAATTGCTGCTGTCGTTTTACCGACCCCGGCACTTCCATAAAATAATGCTTT